ACACCTCTTGACATCACAACATTCAAATTGAATGATGAAATATTAATTGATGGTCATGTTTGGATTATAAACAAAGTAAGTGGATTTAATCTACTTAAGGATGATTCAGTCAAAGTTGAATTTATTAAAAAACTTCAACCAATACATCAACCTGTATTTACATTAGGAGGAAGTAGTGTCATACAGAAACCCTCAGCAGGTGATTACCCAGCAGGGTTCGAAGCTGGGGATGAAATTATATTCGTAGATGACTCATCGGACCCAAGTGAATATGCGGTTAAAGCCGTAAAACATGACGATACTTCAATTACCATATCGCCTTCAGGTGTTCCGTCGAGTATAACAGGTCAATTGGGTATAATGCTAGGAAGTGGTAGTCTACAATTATATAACAACTACACTAAAGGAAGAATAGGCCAACAAGCAGCATCTACAACCCCATTATCAATAGGGGGTTCTGTATTAAATAATAATTTCCCACCTACTGCGTTAGTTCAAGGATTTAATAATACCATACCACAAACTGCTACAAACATACTTATTTTAGGTGATGATAATACAGTAGGTAATAGTAATTCTAATAATATAGTGTTAGGTAACTCTAATATACTAAATTCATCTAATTCTAATATAGTAGTTATAGGAGATACTAATACATTAGGTATAAATGGTGATAATTCCCTAGTATTGGGAGAAGAAACTGTTGTGAATACTGTAGAATTATCTACTCTAATTAATGCCTCCGGTTCTAATGAAAGTAACTTCCAAGCAAGTATAATATTAGGTGATTATTATAATAAGTCTCCCCTAAATGCTGGTCTTGTAGTAGATAATATATTTGCTAGTAATAAAAAATGCAAATTTGTAGGAACCCCTGGGTGGGGAGACTGGGCAGGGATAACTTATATACAGGATTTAGGTGTTATAGGTAATTATAACCTTAACATAGATGAATTTAGTATGGGAGTAATTATGGGTTCTAAACCTACAGGAAGTGTAATATTGGGAAATGGAAATGATAGTACTCCCTATAATGGAGATATAATATCCCATCCATCTAAGGCTATATCTAGTAAGAATCTATTTGGTTGTTTTACAAGTGGGGATTTTGATATTTCTGTTATTGATTCAACGGGAATAGGATGTAATAATATAATAGGAACTGTCAATTTTGGAGATTATAGTTGGGCCCCTTCTGCTACAACTAAATTTGCTAACACAACATTCATAGGTAAATCTATGCATACAGGAGGTAAATTTACAAATTATAAAAAATATACTTGTAGTGCTGGAAGTTCAGGTGCAATAGATGAAAACCAAAATGTAATATTCCTTACTTGGACTGGGGGTAATGGAACTCATTCATTCCTTGTTCCTGATTCAGCTGCCGTAGATGGACAAATATTAGAAATAAAATGTGATAATTCAATTACATCTGTTAGAAACGTCACCCTTACAGGACCAGTAGGTAATACTTTCGATGGTGCTTTATCATACAACCTAAATAGTAACTATGCATTTGTTAAACTAATAGCAATGGATGGCGATTGGTATGTTTGCTAATAATTAGTGGCAAAACAACCATATCTGTAAACGACTAATAACAATAATAATAACACAATGGCAACAGCAGTAGCAAATGTAGATGTACGGATGGACATCGATACTACGAATGCAGAACAAAATTTATCTGCGTTTCAAGGTAGTATCGACTTAATTGGTGGTAGTGTTGAAGCTGTAGTAGGAGGTTTAGCATTATTTGGTATTGAAACTGAATTCATTGAAGACTTAGAACAAGGTGCCATAGGTGCAATTGCATTTGCTGATGGTATTAAGAGAATGAGTGATGGTGCTGTTGCACTTGCTAAGAATCAAAAAATAGCCGCAGCAGCAACTAGGGCATTTAACGCTGTTGCGAATGCAAACCCATATGTACTATTAGCTGTAGCATTAATAGCAGTAGGTGCTGCTTTTCTTGTTTGGGCAAGAGATGCTGATGAAGCAGTGAAATCTACCCAAGATTTGATTGTTGAAAATGATAAAATAATTGAGGGGATAAAAGAAGAGATAAAATTACAACGAGATAGGCAAAAATCTAAAGGTATTGATATTACTCTTGAAAATAAGTTAGCAGATGAAAGAAAACTATTAAAAGAAAAAGAAACATCTATAAATGAAAATTTAGCTAACAGCGAAAAGAAAATTGATGACCAAATTACAAAGTCATTTAAGAGACACGGAGAGTGGATTATGATGTCTGATGAGGTAATTGAGAAGAAACGTGTAAGGAAAAAATTAAATGATGAAGAATACATTTCGGACCAACTATTAATTGAAGCAGAACAGGAGAAAGCAGATGTGTTTCGTGAAAATATATTACTTCTAGAAAATGAAATTGAAACTAGAGATAGAAAAATAGAGGAAGGTGAAGAAGCAGACCAAACTGAGGCAGCAATAGCTAAGAGGAAAGCAATTAGAGAGGCAAAAGCTTTAGAAGATGCTGCTAAACTACTTGTAATAGAACAAAGAATAGCAGCAGAAAAATTAGAAATAGCAAACAACCAGGCATTATTACAAGCTGAATTAGATGCAGACGAAGATATAAAATTCCAAGCTACATTAGACCAAAATGCACTTGAGTTATTCCTATTAGGGGAACAATATTATGAACGCCTTAACTTAGCTGAGGGTAATGCAGAACTAATTGCAGATGTTGAAGCACGATTTGCTGATGATAAAATTGCCTTAATTAAATCCCAAGGTGAAAGGGCAGCTGCAGAACAAAAGATAATAGATGATGGTGTATTAGGTGCCCAAGAAGCACTTGAAGGTGCTAAAAGGGCAAACCTAACTGCTGGTATTAATTTCCTAAGTACCCTAGCAGGTGAAAATGAGAAGGTACAAAACGCTTTATTCGCTGTAGAACAAGGTGCAGCCATAGCAGACATCATTGTAAACACACAAAAACGAATAATAGCAATAGGGGCAGCCAATGCTTCGTTAGGAATAGCAGGTATTCCAATAACAACCGCACAAACAATTGCTGCTAAAATAAGTGCTGGATTAAGTATTGCTACTATAGGTGCTACATCCATTGCTAAATTTAAAGGTGGTGGAGGTGGTTTAGATGATGTAGGTGGTGGAGGTGGAGGTGGAGTAGGTGCATTCGGAGGATTTAGCGATACAGCCCAATCTTTATTCGATAGAGAAGCCAACATAAGTGCCCCATCAGGAGAAAATGGAACACCAATTCAAGCATATGTTGTGACTGGAGATATCAATAATGGTATTGAAGCACAAAATCAAATTAATAACAGACGAAGATTCAACTAAAATGAAAACACCCATAATAATAAAATTAGACATTGATGATTTTTTCCTAGGTACGGAAGCAATAGCATTAGTATCCAAACCAGCCATTGAAACTAATTTCTTCATATTTAAATCATTAGAAGAAATAGAATCAACCGAGAATATAGACATTCAATCATTTATTTCTGCATTAGAAACACTCCCAGAAAGCGAAACATCAGCTGTTATTGATTTCTTCAATAGTTGTGAATGTGATTGCGTAGGTAAATGCACGTGTTATATCGCAGACAAACCCACAGACGCCATACTCCATGATAAAGTGGGTACTGTGCAATATACGCAAGAATTTAGCGTGATAGATGAGGATAAACGCATGATAGTGTCACCTGTTATGATACCAAACATGCCTATCCCAAGAGTAGATGAAAATGGAGGGAAATTCTATGTTTACTTCACAGACGACACAATTGAAAGAATGGCCCATAAATTTGTTAGAGATAAACTAACAGATAGCTTCAACATAGAACACGATGGGTCTACCAAATTAAATGGAATTCACTTAGTTGAAAGTTGGATTAAAGTAACAAAAGAGGATAAATCATCTAATTATGGTTTCTCTGAATTACCTGTAGGAACATGGTTCACACAATTGTCAGTTGAAGATGATAACCTATGGAAAATGATTAAAAATAAGATTGTTAAAGGAATATCCTTAGAGGGTGCCTTCAAACAAAAACCTATCAATAAAAATAGAGTAGATTTTGTTAATGTTTCTACATTAGGGGGAACTAAACTATTTATAAAAGAAGACACCTTAGTTACTTTCATCGTTGATGAGAATAATGAAATAATAGGTGTGGCACCTGACGGAACATACAATTTAGAGGACGGAAGTCAAATAATTCTAGTCGGAGGGAAAGCCAATATGTTTCCTAAATAATACAGTAAACATATAACATGAAGGTCACCCTATGGGTGGCCTTTTTTGTTCGCATTAGTGCCAAAGTTTTTATATATGTTATGGAATTTATTAACCCCTTAATTTTTAATAATGAAATTAAACATGAAAGAATTGGTAAAGCAACACTTTAACTTAGTGGACGCGGAAACTAAAATTGAGGCGTTTGCAACGGTAAAAACTATTGATGGGGAACTTGAAATGGAATACGACGAATTAAGTGCTGGTAACAAAATCAATCTCTTAACTGAGGATGGTAAAGTGCCTGCACCTACTGGTGAGTATGAAGTAGAAGGTAATCGTACCATTAGAGTAGAAGACGGTGTAATCGTTGATGTTAAAGAAGTAGCAAAAGCAGAGTTAGAAGATGAAATAGATGAAACTATTGATGTTGATGCCTCTAAAGAAACATTCGATGCAAGAACTGACGCTGAAGAAGAAGGATACCTTGATGGTATCAAAGACGAAAAAGAAGATGAGAAAGCAGACGAAGCTAAAGTCGGTTTATCCGATGAACAAATGAATGAATTAATCACAGAACTAGCAAATGCAGTAGATGCAAAGATGAGTGAAGTATTACTTCAAGTAGCGGCAATGGAGACTAGACTTGAGAAACTCTCAATCGAACCTGCTACACAACCTACCATTATCAAATCACAAAACAGAAAAGCTGAAACGTTTAAAACCTCCTTCTCAAAAACCTTTGACAAGACAGATGAAGTAGCAAAACGTAGAGAAATGCTTTTAAACACTATTACTAGAAACAAGTAATAAAACAAAACAAAACTAAAAACAAATAATTATGAGTAATAACTTATCAACAATCACAAATGATTTCGTAGACAGAGAAGCTGCAGGCTTCATGGCGAGAATCGTTAACGAAGGAAACACAATCGAGTTGTGTACGCTTCAAACTGGCGTTGCTTACAAAGCAACAATAAATAGCGTTTGGGCAGACGGTAACTTCCAATATGGAACTTGTGCAGGCACAGATGCTACAGCTACAACTTCATCTCTTGAACCAAGAGAACTTTTAGCTTGTAAGACATCTTTATACGACGGAATTTGTATGGAAGACGTTGCTGCTAAATTCGGTAACCTTGCAGGTGACGGAACAAATGAGGCTGCTTTATCTGCTATTGCAGAGGGTGCTTTGTCACAACTTCAGTCTCAAGTAGAGGTTGATTTATGGAACCAAGCAGATGCTGCATTATGTGGACAAGACGGATTGTACTTTATTATATCTGGTTCAACAACTGGTGTAGCAGCAGTAAGTTCTCCAACATCTCCAGCTTCAGCTGCAATCACAGCTGTAAATGAGGTATACGAGACTATTCCAGCAATTGCTTCTAACAGAGGAGATTTAGGTATCTTCCTTTCAGTAGCAAATTTCAAGAAGTACTTAGTTGCTTTATCTACATCAACAGGTGCAGTATTAGGTGGATACGATGTTAAGCGTACAGCTAACAACTCACTTATGTATGTTGAACATCCAACAGTACCTGGTTGCCTAGTAATCGGAACTATGGGATTAACAGCTAACCGTGTTGTAGGTGGACCGTTGAAAGACCTAGTAGTAGGAACTGATACATCAGCTGAATCTTTAGGATTCCAGTTATGGTATGACATCAATTCAGACCAAGTTAAATATCGTGTAAATGCGAAATTTGGTGCTAATATTGCTAATCCAGGATTTTGGGCGTCTAACGACCTTACTTAATCTTATTAACCAGAAATCATAAAACCAAAAAATCATGAGTTGTAATATAACAAAAGGATTCGAATTAGGTTGTCGTGACAATACTGGGGGAATTAAACGTGCGTATATACT